ATGATCACCGACACAAAGCTCAGGAAGGCGCTCGGCAAGAAAAGAGATGATATCGAGATTATTTCTGATTCGCACGGGCTCAACGCCAGAATCAGCCAGGCCGGAAAAATATCATTTTTCTATCGGTATCGCTGGGCCGGTAAAGCGGTAAAACTCAATGTTGGTGATTATCCTGCAATGAGTATCACCCAGGCAAGAGAGCGTCGCCAACAATTCAGAAACTGGTTAACTGAGGGACTGGATCCGCGAGAGCAGGTGAAGCTGGATAAGCAGACCCGACAGGAAGCGATGTCCGTTGCCGAAGCGTTCAATTACTGGATTGAAAGGCACTGTATCGCTAACGGGCTAGTTAAAGTCGATTACTATCGCCAGGTGTTTGAGAAACATATCGCCGAACCGATGAAGAATGTCAAAGTCGATAACACAGCGAAAATGCACTGGATCAACGTCTTCGATTCTATAGAAAGCAGGGTGATGGCTCATTACATGCTTTCGCTGTGCAAACGGGCGTTTAGGTTCTGCGTTAACAGAAGTGTGATCGCCTCAAACCCACTCGAGGGATTACTGCCATCTGATGTCGGGCAAAAGCCTAAAAAGAGAACTCGCAGGATGGACGATGACGATCTGCGCAAAATCTATCAGTGGTTGAAAAGCCATATGTCGATAGAGTCCGTTTTCCTGGTGAAATTTATTATGCTTACCGGATGCCGTACGGCTGAGATTCGACTTAGTGAGAGATCATGGTTTCGATTGGATGATAATGAGTGGGTCGTGCCTGCGGGCAGTTATAAAACTCGGGTACATATTAGAAGGGGGCTCTCAGACGCCGCCGTTAACCTGGTCAGAAATCACCTCAAGAAAATAAACACCAATCACCTGGTGACTTCACAACGTAAAATTGATGGCGGGATCAAAGATTCGCCCGTTCATTCACCTGTGGCATCCAATTACGCCCGTTCTATTTGGAATGGAACAGGTATGGCAGAGTGGTCGCTTCATGATATGAGGCGGACGATAGCCACAAATCTCTCTGAGTTAGGTTGCCCGCCGCACGTAATTGAAAAGCTGCTCGGGCATCAGATGGTGGGGGTTATGGCGCATTACAACCTTCATGACTATATCGATGATCAGAAACACTGGCTCCGCGTTTGGCAGAGCCATCTTGAAGAGATCATCGGAGAGCCCTTCAGTTAATTTATCTTCTTTTTATCCTCCCACTCTTTGATTGACTCAGAGCGCCAGCGGTTAGGGTTGCCGGGCCAGTCAGGGGGTGGGAACGGGCATACGAAGCCCCGAGGCATTGTGTCTGCACTTTGCCATGACCAAAGGGTTTTGCGTGAAATTTTGTAGCGACTGGTCAGGTCTGACGTTACCAAAATATCATCCATAGCTCTCTCCAGTTGCCCGTTCGGGCCATTCAAAATCTTTTTCAACCAACCTGCCCGGGCAGGGAGCGGAGACGGCGCATGCCGGTCATCGCTGTGGCCACGTAGCTCGCCTTTCGGTTCACCACCTCCACCCAGACTTTCACGCCTTCAACCTTCACCGTATAAGTCTCTTTCATCTTGCTTCGCCCATAGTCGCCATATGTTTGCAAGTGAGCTGCCAGCGCAACATCGCAAGCGCGGCGACCAATAGGTGATTGCTTACTGCGATTAATCAGCTTCATCATCACTGCACTCCCAAAGTGGCTACGACATCACTCGCTGTTTCGCGGGTACTGCCTTTGCTGGATATAGCCCGGCGAGCACTGACGCGGTGCAGCGTGAAGCCGTGCTGTTCGTAAAGTTCAATTACGCGCGGAGCGGTAGAATTGCTGATCACCACTTTTGCCCCCCGCTGGTGGGCTGCCACACAGCTTTCCGTAAGTTCTACCTGGCTATCCCATGAGAACCCACCAGCCGCGTAGTTAGTGAAACCAGCGGTGCCGGGCAGCGGTTCATAAGGCGGATCGCAGTAAACGACGTCACCATCACCTGCCAGCGCGAGCGTGCGCCTGAAGCCTGCATTCATGAATACGCATGCGTGAGCCTTCCGCTTAAATGCCCTGATCTCTTCTTCCGGGAAATATGGCGCTTTATATTTCCCAAAGCCGACGTTAAAAAAACCGTCCAGGTTATAACGGATCAGCCCGTTGAAGCAGTGCCGGTTGAGGTAAAGGAGCGCTGCTGCGCGCTCAACCGCATCCAGCCGCTGCGCGTTGAATGCTTCACGAATTACCGTGTAGTTTTCGGCATCATTCAGATGCCTGAATGCCTTCATTGCCTCATAGATCACCGAGTCGGGGACCACCGCCAGCATCTGATACAGGTTAATCAGGTCAGCGTTGACGTCAGCCAGAAGAAAGCGTTCGTGCTTGTCTGAGTTAAGGAACACCGAGCCGCCACCCACAAAAGGCTCAATAAGGCGTTTCCCTGCGGGGATCAGGCGATCCAGTTCCGGCAGCAGCGAATATTTGCCGCCAGCCCATTTAAGGAACGGGCGCTGCCAAATTCGTGATGCTGGATTGTGTGCGGGTGGCAGCTTAACCGCTTCATTGAATTGCTCAACGCAAACACTTACAAATCCGTAATTCATGCTGCCACCTGCTTTTCGTTAAGTTCTTCAGCCAGTCGTTGCGCCTTCAGTGGGTTGGTAACGACATTACCCCACGGCAGCAACCATCCGTTTTTCTCTTTGAGCCAGGGAAGGCGCAGTGTGCCAACCCTGATGTCGTCGTGAGCGTGAGTCATAGGATGGACTCCATTTCGTCGATGTAGAGGCCCTGAGCAATCAGGCGGCTACGGCGGGCGGCACGGGCTATGCACTCCTGCCGTCTACCTTCCTGCGATTGCTCAATGGCGCGCCGGGTGAACAGACGCGATTTGCCCTGCGGCGTCACAACCTTCGGCTTCGTGACCAGGTCGAAAGTCCGGTCGCAGATGCCGTCCCCGTTGATCCACTTTTCCGACTCAACGATCTGCGCTATCTGTCCGGAGCCGCGGGTAATACCGTTGGCTACCCGGTTAAACTCGATGAGCGTTACGCCAAACTTCTCAGCGATTTCGCTGCCGGTTACCGGGCGGCCGCGCGTCTGAATCATCCAGATAACGCGCTCACGAAGGCCGGAGAATTGCCCGGTGCGCCCTGGCCTGCGGTAAAATGGTGTGCGTTTCATGCTGCACGCTCTGTGATTTTCTGAATTTCCGATTCCAGATCTGCAAGGAAGCTCTTAACCTCAGATTCGATTTCGCGCGCCAGCTCTTCATCGAAATGAATCCGCTTCTTGAAATAGGCGAGGTCAGGCGGCAGGCGATCATCGAAACTAACGAAATCACACCATTTCCGCCCGGTGCACATCATCTGTGCATGCATTTGCAGCATGTACTGGCGCTTTGGCTCACCAGTTTTCAGCGTTTCAAGATGGGTCCAGGTGTTGGGGCATTTGATTTCGATAAGCCCGTCGTCGTTGACAAGTCCGTCCGGGCTGGCTGCGAATCCGGGTATGGTTGGGTGATCGATGAGCCCAACTTCAGTGATTGCCGCATTGAACTCATTCAGCGCGTACATTTCGCGTGCCACTGGCTCAAGTTCAGTGCCGCGCATCATCGCGGCATTCGAAAACCCTTCCTCCAGCTTCCCGGTCAGCCGTTGGCAAATCAGCTCGGCCATGTAGTTCTGGCGGCTGGTGGAGTAGCCCGACTTAGTCCGGGCCATGACATCAGCCAGGCGACTGGCTGTGACCTTGCCGCAGCGCGCAGCAAACCATTCAGGGGTGCGTTGCTCTATCATTCAGCCTCCGTCTCTGCGACATTGACAGGTTCGGCGTTGTCGACAGCAAGACTCATGTCATACATGCGTCGTTTCTCAACTGCGCCGATCACCTGTTTCTCTTCGGCGCTCAGCGCCACCCAGAACTCCTGATACTTAACGGTTCCAAGGCGCGCGGCGGACTCACCTTTTGCGATCAGTTCCGGGCGGCGGCTATCTGATTCATGGCCCGCATGAACCTCTGCCGTTGTTCCTTCAATTACTCGCTCTGCCTCGTCCTGGTCGAAGATGCCAGCGAAACCAAAGGCCAGACGCGCGCACTGGATCAGCGTCTTGTGGCGAAGCATGCGGGTAGGGTGGGACTGCCATGGCTGAGTGTTGCGTTTGCACTCTCCCATGTACTCGGTGACGATGGTCGGGTGCTTACGGTCTTTGCGGTAAATCTTGCAGGTACACGCGCCTTCCTCCTTGTCGTAAGAGAACTCCATGCCGTCAAACTGAGGATGCTCGTTGATAATGCGAGCCCATCCATCAACGCCGACGACCGGGACAATCCCGCCTTTATCTGGGAATGCGTAAATCTCTTTGGTCCATGGGTTCAGGCCATACTGGTTGGCGACGATCAGCAGGGCTGTAAACTGCTCGTCCGTGACGTTGCCACCTTTGAACGCTGTATTCTTCAGCGTATTCATCAGGTCTGTACCGGCATCCATGCCGAGGCGTGCGGCCAGTTTCCCGGCCATGGTGGAAAGTGCAGTACTCATTGTTAAATCCCTCAAAAATTAAAACGGGCAGGTTGGATGAAGGCGATCCCACTCTTCTTCGGCGCGGTCGTAACAGATGCGTGTGACATAGTCGTTATAGGCTTCCTCTGCCTTTTCACCGACTAGTGCCATTTGCGCTTCTTTTGGGAGAAACAGGCTACTCATTTGCAGAGCATATTTCGGGAACATGGCGATCAGTTCTTTCGCCCGGTCGTCGATCCACTTCTCTTTCTCGTCGGTGAGTTGCTGCTCAACCCAGCGCCGATCTTCGATGCGGTCGTAAGTGAGGTATGCGTTCATGGTTGCCTCAGTAGTGGATTTTCGCGCAGGGGATCAGGTCATCCTTCAGAGCGGTGAGCACTTCGATAGCCTGTTCGCGGGTTAAGCTTGTGTGGCTGGTGAGCGCGTTAACGATGTTGGTGCCGACCGTCTTGCGGTGCTTCACGTCGGCTTCACGTTTTGCCTGCTCATCGGCGATGCGCTTCTCTTCGGCCAGACGTTTCTCTTCTGCCTGTTTTGCCTTGAGGCGCTCAGCTTCCACTGCCGCGGCTTTTTCGCGTTCTGCCCGGGCTTCTGCTTCCTGCTTCTCGCGAGCTGCACGCTGTTCCGCTTCGACGCGCTGGCGTTCAGCCAGCTCTGCACGTGCTTTCTCTTCAGCTTCACGGCGCGCTGCGGCTTCAATCTCTGCTTTGTGCATCGCTTCGGCATCGCGGCGGGCTTGTTCTGCCGCTTCCTGCTTCAGTCGTTCGTCACGTTCACGCTGAGCCTGTTCTGCCTGGCGGCGCTGCTCTTCGCGGTCACGGTCAAAATCCTTGTTCATCAGTAGAGCCATTTCGTGGTCCGCTTCGAACTTGGCAGCCAGCTCCTGATCAAACCTGATGTTCATCTCCAGCGCTTCGGCGTGCATCGCGTTCATGGCTTCTTCAGCCTTAATGCGTTCCTGCTCGGCTTCCCATTCGGTGAGTGGGCGGCGGGTCGCATCGCGCAGCTCGTCGCAGGCATCAACGAATCGCTTAATTTCGGCCTCAGCCGGACGCACAGCCTCTTTCAGGCGCTTCAGGTACTCACGGCCCGGCTTTTCGATTGCCGTCTTGCTGCGGGACACCTGCGCTGCCAGAGAGGCAACACGGTCACGGCCTTTCTTCGTGGACAGGTCCGGCACTTCGTTTACAGCCTGGCGGATTTGCTCAAGGTACGCGTCAAGGCCGCCCGCTACGTAAAGCACTGGGGCCTGTTCCGGCTTGATTTCGATGACAGTTAAGTCCGTTACTTCGCTCATGGTTTCTCCTGAAATTTGGATGTGCAGAACTCGCCCGCGTAATGCCAGGCCGATCGGTTGAATAGGGTGGTTACTGCTGCGCGATGGATTTCGCCGGGAACTCGCCGTTGCGGATGATGCTTTCTACCGGCCAGCACTCAGCTGACACTTTCTGCTCTGTAGCTGCCAGGCTGCATTCCTGCTGGCTGTCGTAAACGCCGAGAATGACATCCTGATAATCACCGTTGGTCATTGCCACGGTCAGGACGAGTGCGAATAAAGTTTCCATCAGTGAAGAGTCCTCCCGATGGCGACGGCGTAAAGGCGTTTTGCTTCTTCCCACGCCGGAGCATTGCGATGGAGCACCGCGAACGACGCGAGCCGTTGGGCCTCTCTGATCTGCTGCTGGTTTACCATGATTTCCTCTTGGCCTTATCGCGGCGAACGGAACGGTTAATACAAGACTTCAACGCATTTATTCAGTGTTTCATTGGGCGGTGGATGGCCGCCGGTTGTCATAACTTGAGTCACTCGTAAATAACTCCAGGTATGAAAAAGGCCGCCTACCTGGCAGCCTCAACTTGAATGAGTGCCGGGATGTTTAGCCACGCCCGGCGCGTGCTCTCCTGCTATTCCCCAACAGCAAGAAATCGCTTACTCTTTAATTTCCCCAGCAGTAGAAAGGATATATTCATGCAAACCATGCGGACCGTGTGCCCTGACTGCGGAAGTGAGATGTTCAACCAGCCCGATGATTTTGACTTTGAGACAAATTTCACCGGCGTCAGTTGTGCTGACTGTGGTCGAGAAATCACTAAGGACGATGTTGTCAATCAGGCCACGGACACGGTCAAAAAACAGATCGACGACATGCTCAGGAATTCCCTGAAAGGAACTGGCTGGAAGTTCAAGTAACTTTAAAAGCTCCCCGGTCTGAGTAAGTACCTCGCTGGCGTCTACGTTAAGCAGTAGTGGCGCCGTTTTTTTATCTGCCATACACACTCCTCTTTTTGTTTACCGTCAGCCCCTCGCAAAGAGCTGCTGGTAAACTTCGCCACACTCTCGCAGTGGCCGCGCACATGCCCTTGAGACCTTGTCGCTCATCGCCGCTCATAACCGGTGCGCGTCTGGCGTTCGCGCTGCTTTACCGGAGCTTGTTTTGATATAAGAACCTTGACCCATCACTACACAGGCTCGCCATTCGGCGACTCAGGGCGGCATCATTACTGCTGCATTGCCTTTAGGCTGCGGTCTGTCCGCTTTAGTTCTTCATTGGAATCACTCCTCTAAGTTGAATCAGCGCCCCATCATCGGAGCGCTTCAAATTGAGTGACTTATCAGCTCATCGCAGCGTGGTCCTCTACACCTACCGTACGCATACGGACTCAGTGCTTACCTCGATCCCATCGGGTGCCATTTCTTTTTGCCAGGAGAGCTACGGCTTGCCTGTCACTCAGTCTGATTTGTTAAAGAAGCAGGCGACTTGCTGTCCGCCGCTGGCTAACTTCGCTCAGCTGTCGATGTTTCGTTTCGATGAGCTGATTATTAACTAATGGTTATTTTCAGTCAATAACCATTGGTTAATTATTTTGCCGTTGGTTATTAAGGTTATGATTTATTGGTTAATTTAGTTCTGTTATGGATTTGTGCAGTACGTGCTATGCTGCAAAAAACATCAGGAGGTAGCTATGGAACGAGATGAACGTGCAGATGAACGAATAGCCTTCATGGCTGGAGAGGTTGGGTGCGTAGTGTTCGAGCTGGTTTATAACGGAATTGAAATCAATAAGGACAACATTGTGGGATTTCTGGAAGGGAAGCGCAAAGCCGTAGGAAACGTGATCCATAAGGGGATGCTACGGGATGCGGCTGAGATGGTGCGGAAGGGCAAATAAAAACCCGGCGCTGGCCGGGTGATAGCGCTATTTCAAAACAAGTCCGTTTAAAGCATCAAGAATTTTAGAAACATAATTACCGAATACATAAACACAAAAAGCAAACACAACTGATAGAATGGCAGAAGAAGCTTTAAGTGTTGTCTTCATGGATTTTACTCCATTTTCGATTTCACTCAGCCTTGAGTCGATGCTCTTAATGTCTGATTTAATCTCAGCAATATCTCGCTTAATGTATTCTACATCGGATTCTAAGCGTGCAACTCTGTATTGCATGTCATCGCCTCCGCCATTACCGTTGCCATGCCTCAAAGTATGCACGTTGAATTCTTCGTTAGCAACTGGTTGGCTTCGTTTGAGATATGCTGAATTTGCCATGTCAGACTTTCCATTCTTTTGATAAGTAGAAATAACACTCTGAATCGTGAACTAATCTACTTTTATCTTTATCATCAATGACATGAAGTGACAGTGTTACCTTGTAAACACCCTCTTCTTTAACAAGGATGTTCATCAGAGACATATTTTCAATGCTTACTGACTCACTTCCAGAGGTCGTGCCAGCCACAATAGGGTCTGATTGCAATGACTGACCACTACCGAAATCAATTCTCTGGTCGCCAAAAAATAGGTCTACATCAACACGATAGTTAACTTTAGTTTTAATAATTAGCCCAAAGGAAACGTCAATGCTGATTTTCCCTGAGTGCTCATCTGGCTTTATCCATGGCTGTGGATAATTTAAGGAGCGCGATATTTTACCGGGAAATATCTGGGATACATATAAAAATGAAATCTTTTCCATCGCTTATCCTCGTTAGCAAGCTATTTGTTACCAGATCTTCCCATGATCACTAACCCATCAGCATCTTCGTCTCTACAGCAGCACCGAGTACCAGAAGAGACGGCCAATTATCTCGACATCATCAATATCAGCCTCTTCGTCTGGGTAGGAGTCGTTGTTGTAACTGCGGATGATCAGCTTCCCACCTGGCTTACGATACAGTTGTTTAATGCGCTTGAGTTGACCATTCCCGCCATCTGTCTGACCAATGGCATACAGTTTCCCATCAACTATGCGTTTGTTGTTCGTATCGACGGCTACAGTCGTACCATCCGGTATCACAGGTTCCATGCTGTCGCCAGTAGCAGGGAAACACAGGATGCCAGACCCATCTGTGTTAGCTCCAACGCGGCGGAGGGTTGCCTTTGAGAACCTGAGCTTAAAACCATTGTGATCTTCGCTGTGTACGCGTCCATCGCCACACGCAAATTCAATATCCTTAAGAAACGGCACTTCAACCTCGTCAGCAGGAAGCGGTGTGTTTTTATCCCAGGCGTCAACAGTTCCCCATTCAGATTCTGGAGGGATAGATGACTCCCTACGCAGTTCAGGTTCGGGATCATTCCTTCCGTATTCAAGCCACTCAGGCCGTACCCCAAGCCAGCGGCTAAGGGCAAGGATATTGGTTTGGTCTGGTATCGCTGATGCGTTAAGCCATTTCCAGATCCCGGGCTCAGATACAGTAATTCCTTGGGACTTCATAGCCTCTCTGATCCTACCAGCCTGCCCACGACCACCAACGCCAGCATCAAGCAATGCAGCGCGAAGTCTTTTCGAGAATTCTTCTTTTAAATCGTCTTTTTTAACCATTCGTTAATTATCAATTAGAGTTGACATAACTGTCAGTTAAGATATAACCTTAACTCGTAGTTAATATAGTTAACGGAAAACACTATGAACCCAATGCAATTTGCAATCGAAGCTGTAGGCGGTCAAACCGCTGCTGCTCGCCTGTGTGGCCTATCGAACGTTGCTATTCACAAGTGGGTGAAGAACGCGGCGCTGCCTCGTACTGAGTACACAGAGAAAACCAACTATTCGCAGCTTTTGGCTGACGCATCAAATGGGCAGTTTACGGCTGAATGGCTCCGTCAAGCAGCTAACCCTGACCGAATTAAACAAGATTCACATGCCGCCTGACCGGCGGCAATAACCAATTAAATCAGAGGAAGTATCGCAAATGGAAACCTTAACGACACGCAACAAAGCGGAGGCGCGACGAATTGAGAGCTGGGTGCAGCGGCAAATCGCAGATCTTGGGACAACCAGGATCGCCGAAGTAGCTGGCGTCAACAAATCAACCGTAAGCCGGTGGCGGGAGAGCCTGGTGCCGAACATGTCGCTGCTGCTGGCCATCCTGATTTCGAACAGGGATGGAGCGAAGGGAGATTTTGAAGCATGAACGTAGAAAGGGCGAAAGCCGCGGTGCTGGAACACCAACGGCTTTCAGGTGCAAAAACGACAGTAGTTGCAGGAGGAATAATGGCAAAAAATCCACGCTATTACCATACCGCTGTACATAAAAACATAACCCGCGACCGCTTCATCCGCTCGGTTAATCCGATTGTGGCAGAGAAGATGCGCGCCATCCTGGAAGAACTGAAACGTAAGGAGAGTGGCCGTGGGTAACGTATCCAATTTAGCCGAAGCCAGAGAGGCCAGAAGGCTCCAGAAACCGCGCACGAATGACGGTAAGGGGTTTGCCTTGCTGCACCGTAAAATTATGGATGTGCCGTTCTACAAGGACGCTGAGGCGGCTCATTTATGGGTTCACCTGCTCCTGCGCGCTAATCATGAACAGACACTGGTATCGACTGATGTCGGCGATGTGATCTGCGAGCGCGGAGAGTTCATTACCGGGCGAAACACGCTGGCAATGGAAACGGGTTTGACCGCTGATCGCGTTAAATCACTGCTCCGTAAATTCCAGAACCTGGGCATGATCACCACCAAATCGAACAACCGTTTTACTGTTCTAAAAGTGGTCAAATATGACGAATATCAGTCAAATTTTTGTCCAGCCGATGTCCAGCCGGTGTCCAGCGCAAACGCAGTTATATCAATGCCTGTGGAGGTGGAGTGTCCAGCCGATGTCCAGCCAGTGTCCACAGATAACAATATATTAAATAACTTACTACCTAACGGTAGTAAGTATGTCGCAAATGACCAGAAACCCGCTGAAGAGAAAAAGTCTCGTTTGTCATGCGATGAAGTGTGGCAATGCCTGAAAGACGAACTGCCTGAAGCCCGGGGATGGAGATGCCTCACTGATGAGCGACGCAATCTGATCCGCACATTCTGGGGTAAGGCTAACAAAATTGCCCGCAACCTGGACGGCAAGCCGATGGACATGGACGGTTTCAGAAGTTATCTGCGTTACATCGCTCAGAACTGCCGCTGGATGCTTGAAGACCGACCAGACCAGAAATCCGGGAAGACCTGGCGCCGCATGAAATTCGATAAGTTCCTGACCGAAAAGCTCTACATCGAAGTGCGCGAGGGGGATCGTGATGACCGCTGATTTCATGGCTGTACCACAAAACCTCGAAGCAGAGCAGAGCGTTATCGGTGGCCTGCTGCTGGATGATGACAACAGCGAGCGAGTCCAGAAGGTTCTGGCGATGCTCAAGCCTGAGTCGTTCTACAGCCGACCTCACCAGCTGATCTTTGCAGAGATGCGCCAGATGTTCCGCGACAACAAGCCAGTCGATGGTCTGACATTGTTCGACGCGCTTGAAGGCAAAGGGCTCGCGGAGCAGGTAGGTGGCTTTGCTTACCTGGCGGAGATAGCCAAGAACACTCCCAGCGCTGCAAACATCGTAGCTTACGCAGCATCAGTCCGGGAAGCCGCAATGGAGCGCTACGGTATCAACCGCCTGACCGAAGCTACTGAACTGCTGTATTCCCGCAACGGCATGAGCGCTACGCAGAAGTACGAGGCCATTCAGGGTATTTTCACCCAGCTCGCAGACCATTCAAAAACCGGAAGTCGTCGTGGGTTGCGGTCTTTCGGCGAGGTTATGGATGACTGGGTAGCGGATCTGGAGAAACGGTTTGACCCTTCAGGCGAACAGCGCGGCATGAGTACCGGTATCCCGTCACTAGACCGGCTGCTGGCGCCGAAAGGTCTGGTTAAAGGCTCTCTGTTCGTGATTGGCGCAAGGCCAAAGATGGGCAAGACAACGCTGTACGGGCAGATGGCGATCAACTGCGCGGTTCGTGAGAAAAAGCCAGCGCTGATGTTCAGCCTCGAAATGCCTGGCGACCAGATCCTTGAAAAGCTGGTTGGTCAGAAGTCCGGCATTAACCCGAGCATTTTTTACATGCCCGCCACGGATGACGCCGATGACCAGTACCAGGGCGACTACGACGGCGACTTTAAGAAGGCGATAGCAACAGCCGGGCGGCTGAGTGAAATCGACATGCTGTACATCGACGACACCCCGGGCCTGTCACTGGCGCACATTGTTAGCGAAAGCCGCCGAATCAAACGCGAGAAGGGCTGCGTAGGCATGATTTTGGTTGACTACCTGACGCTGATGACCGCCGAAAAGGCCGACCGTAATGACCTGGCCTACGGGATGATCACCAAAGGGTTGAAGAACCTCGCCAAAGAGCTTGGCTGCGTCGTCGTGCTGCTGACCCAGCTCAACCGCGAACTGGAGAAGCGAGTGAATAAACGCCCGTTGCCGAGTGATTCCCGCGACACAGGACAGATTGAGCAGGACTGCGACTACTGGGTTGGTATCCACCGGGAAGGTGCTTTCGATGACAGCGTGCCGCCGGGCGAAACCGAGTTAATCCTGCGACTCAACCGCCACGGCAGTACCGGCACGGTGTATTGCAATCAGATTAACGGGGCAATTTACGACACAGACCAGCAGGCCGCCGCCGCAGAACGCCGCGGGCGCGAGCAGCAGCCGAAAAAGAAAGGGGGCTTCTGATGAAAGGCAAACAGGCAATTCTGCGTTATCTCGAAACGCATCGGACCTTCACCGCGAAGGATGTGGCCACAGAGTGCGGCATGACCATCAACTGCATCACGAAGAACGCTATCGATCTGGAGCGGGCCCGCAAGATTGTCCGGGTGAGCAAGGTCTGGCGAACGGTGACTTATCGCCTGGCGACGCCGGAAGAGCAGGACGGCACCGCGCGCAGCTGCACCAACGGAATATTTCAGGAGTGCCGCAACAGCCCGGCGATGAAACGAATTTTGATGGTTTGGGGGAGGGTAGGGGTATGAGCAACAAATACGAAGATCTGATTAAAAATGCCAGGGTGAATGCCGAATGTGGTGAGCACATGTCGCCTGAAGAGGTTACGACTTTGCTTAACGTGGTTGAAACCACATTCGCGGCGCTGGCTGCGGAGAATGAGTGGCTGAAGGAGTGGAGCCCTAATCCGCATAGCGCCTCGATTTTTGAGGCTATCGAGAAAGCCGAAGCGCTCATGGATGACGGAATGCCAGAACTGGCGATGATCAAGGCGTTCGAAATTCTCAAGATGAAGCGAACCCCGGCCACCGACGATTTCCTGGCTGAAGTGCGGGCTCAGGGTGTGGAGATGTTGGCGGAACATTTATCCGGAATGAATATCAGCGCCAGCGAAAACAGCGTTCGCGAGTTCGCCACTCAGCTTCGCGAAGGAGTGCAGTCATGAGCATTCTGGACATTCTAAACACTGGTCTCGCTCTGATGGGGTGGTTATTCATCATGTTCAAAACGGGCCAGTGGTTTATCTCCATTGCGCTAAAACAGTGGGATACGCGTAGAAAGCTATCTCGTAGACAGAAGGCAGTAAACGAATTTTACGATGCGTTTGACCTGTCCAGCATCGAACCAGGAACAACGGTGCGCCTGGCGACTAAAGGCGATCTGACAATCATGATGTATCGCACAGAAGGGGTCGCCCAATGAGCAACATCAACAAACAGGAGTTGCGCAGAACATCCGATCGCGACTGGTTTGAGGATTGGTTTAAGCGAGAATTCCATCCAGATAAGACAGGCCCATATATCAAAGACCAGCTGTTCTTTGCTGTACTGGCTGCAAGAGCGCCGCTGCTGGATGAGCTGGAAGCCGCAGAGAAGCGGATTGCAGAGCTGGAGGCACGGGAAGTGAAATTGCCTAATCCTCATGCTCACCTCATCTGGATTCAGGCAGGCCATGCCCCTGATGACTATTGGGATGATGTTGCCGTTTCTCATAGCGAAAAGGATAAGTGCTGCGACGGTTCAGATCGCTATCCGGTTTATACTCTCTGGGAAATCAAAGAGGCACTATCTGCTATTGGCATCAACATCGCCGCAGCCGGTAAAGGAGAGGACTCATGAGCACTATTGCCCGAGAATTCACCAAAGAGCAGTTACAGCAAATTATCGAAACTGACCACGTTCAATGCGGTGAGGCTTCGGCGCTGGCGCGTATCGCGCTGGCATCGCTCGAAGCGGAGCCTGTGGCGTGGCTACTGTCAGGAGGCGGCGCAAAAAACAACGTCAGCTTCGATAGTGGCAATGCTTATGCCGACCCGCTGCGAGAAGTAACGCCGCTTTACACCGCCCCTCCAGCGCCGGTATCTGTGCCTGATGAGATGGAAATGGATGATGACTTTGACAGCGCGTTTGAGCATGGAAAAGCAGTCGGCTGGAACGCCTGCCGCGCCGCCATGCTTCAGGGTGCCGAACCTGTAAACCAGAACGATGAGTTACCGCTGGACTATCTGCAAGGCCACAAAGACGGGCTGGAGTGGTCGGCACAACTGGCAGAAGCCAATCATCCGCAAACAGGTGACTGGTTGTACGATGACCCAATCGAGCTTGCTAGGGCGATTCGCAAAGGTCCGGATATGCCTACAGCTCAGGATGGCAACTCTCCGGTAACTCCAGATGGTTGGATTCCGGTAAGCGAGCGGATGCCAAATGATAAAGACTTTGTATGGTGTTGGGGATATGTCTCTGGGTGGACGGAATCAGATGGCTTTGAAGCTTACTACGACGCAACTAGAAACAAATGGTGGACCATAGATGACGAAACGGTTCGAAAGGTAACACACTGGATGCCACTTCCAGCAGCACCTCTGTGGGAATGATGTATAATCCATCTCAATTTATTTAGAGAATTTACTATCACGTATAATGGGAATCGAGTAAATGAGATGGATTTTAGCAATGGCGTTAGTTATGCCAATTTCAACTTCAATTGCAAAAAACAATGACTCATTTGATTACAAAAGAAAAACAGAGTCAGTTTGCTTTGACCCATCCAATAAAGAAAAGCAAGATTTATGTGAAAAAATAGTTAAGTCAATGCTGTTGAATGCCGCCTTTGCTGGTTACTCAGAGGCGGCATGTACTGCTAAAATTGTAAAAGATAAACAACGGTGTAAAGCAACAGAAGAAGAATACCAAGAATTAATTAGATTCAGCATGCCATAAATTGATTTTCCAGAATCAACCCTCCATAATCATGTCATCGGAGCCTGAACAACTCCGGTGACTTCTGCGCATTTAAGGGGACTTAAATGCGACCACAATCTGAACTCCTCACCTTGTCACAGATGCAGAAATGCACCTGCGATTTTCTGCATTCTGCGTTACCTCTCGGAGGTGGCGTATGAAGCAGCACTACTGCATCGTTAACGACACCGTTAAAGACAACCTCATCGCGTACATTCGCACCCTACCGGTAAACCCTCGTGCGCCAATGGTGGTCGAGGCTCGGGAAGAGACCCGCACCGACAAGCAAAATCGTTTGATGTGGCCGCTGCTGAAAGACCTGTCTGACCAGGTTGTCTGGCACGGCGAGAAGTTGACCCGCGAAGAGTGGAAGGACCTCATCACCGTTCTGGTGAATCAGACCCAGGACCAGGAACAGAAATCCGCGCCGGGCATCAACGGCGGCCGCGTTTATTTCGGCGTCCGCACATCCAAATCCAGCAAGCGTTACATGGTCGATGTGATCGAGGCGATTTACTGGTTCGGTACCGACCGCGGCGTGAAGTTCTCCGAAGCATCCAATAAGCGCATCGCCTGGGCGCAAGAGTGGAGGACTTCCCGTGGGTAATCCTCTCGCACGCGTCATCACAAACGAAATCTTTCGCGTTCCGGCGCGCCGCCAGCGTAAGCCCGCGGTTAAGCCGTCCGACATCCCGACTTTCAAGGACTACACCGCCAGTCTGGTGGATCAGAAATGGCTGCGCCTCGCAGCGAGGAGAAAATCCGCATGAGCATGTATCAACGCATTAATGGCGCTGACTGGCGCCATATCTTCGTCGTCGGGGATCTGCATGGGTGCTACACGCTGCTGATGAATGAGCTCGAAAAAGTTTCGTTCGACCCTGCGCGTGATTTGCTGATCTCGGTTGGTGACCTTGTTGACCGCGGCGCGGAAAACGTCGAGTGCCTGGATCTGATTACTATGTCGTGGTTCAGGGCAGTGCGCGGTAACCATGAGCAGATGATGGTTGATGGGCTTTCAGAGCATGGAAACGTCAATCACTGGCTGGTAAACGGTGGCGGTTGGTTCTTCAATCTCGACTATGACAAAGAGGTGCTGGCTAAGGCTCTGGTTCACAAGGCAGCTGAGTTACCACTCATCATCGAGCTGGTTACCTCCGATCGGAAAATCGTAATTTGCCACGCTGACTACCCGCATAACGAATATGCGTTCGACAAGCCGGTCCCGAAAGACATGGTCATCTGGAATCGTGAGCGGGTTAGCGACGCTCAGGGCGGCATTGTCTCGCCGATAGCCGGTGCTGATCTGTTTATCTTCGGCCACACCCCTGCGCGCCATCCCCTGAAGTATGCCAACCAGATGTACATCGACACAGGAGCGGTGTTTTGCGGAAACCTCACGCTGGTTCAGGTGCAAGGTGGTGACCATGAGTAAAACCTACCGCAGCAAGAAGTGGCTCGCCGCAGTCGGCCAGATTGAGCAATGCGTCCTTTGCGGAGCGTGGGGCGTACAGGTAGCACACCGCAATGAAGGTAAGGGAATTGGCATGAAGACAGACGACTGCGCCACCGCCGCTATCTGTGTCACCTGCCATTCAGAGATTGATAACGGGAAGGGGCTTAGCCGTGACGAGCGCCGCCAGTTAATGGATCGCGCCATCGTCCTGACCATTATTCAGATTGCCCGTCGTGGCTTGGTGGTGCCTGCATGAAAATCTACGACATCACACCAATCGGCAAGCCTCGCATGACCCGCGCGGATAAGTGGAAGCAGCGTCCACCTGTAATGCGTTACCGCGCTTTTTGCGATGAGGTCCGCCTGCGCAAGTTGACCATGCCTGAATCCGGATCACATGTGACATTCGTCCTACCAATGCCACCAAGCTGGAGTAAGAAGAAACGAGCGGAGTTCGCCGGGAAGCCCCACCAGGCCAAGCCAGACTGCGACAACATGCTGAAAGCCCTGATGGATGCGCTTTATGAGGATGATGCTCACATCTGGGATTGCCGCATCACAAAGGTCTGGGGAGAGAAGGGGCAGATCATTATTGGGGAGTGCGCGCCGTGACCAGAGACGAGATAACCCGATACCAGGCAGAAAGCGTTAAGCGCGCCAGCCTGCCGCCAGTAGCAAAGCACAGCCAGACCAAAACCAACCAGCCACAGAAGGAAGCCGCATGAACAGTCAGCAACTGGAATACGTACGTCAGCAGCTCATTGTGGCGACCGCAGACCTCAGCGGGGCGACGAAAGGGCAGCTGGTAGCTTTCGCCGAAAACGCGCAGTTCACCGCGACGGCGCGCAGCCGGGGCAGGAAGAAAATCACCGACCCGGTCACTGGTCGGAAAGTTAACCCTGACGGCCCGGCGATGAGCGGCAGCCAGTCCCGCGCAAAGGGATCATCTATCGCGCTGGTGGGGCCGGTTGAGTTTGTGACCGCATCGTGGCGCCGCGCGGTGCTGTCGCTTGAAGACCACCAGAAAGCATGGCTTCTGTGGAACTACAGCGAGAATATCCGCTTCGAGTACCAGGTGGCGATAACTCAGTGGGCATGGGCAGAGTTCAGGGAACAGCTCGGCGCGAAGAAAGTGGCGGGCAAGACGATGGAGCGCCTGAAGAAGCTTGTCTGGCTCGCGGCTCAGGACGTGAAAGCAGAGCTGGCAGGGCGTGAGATGTACGAATATCAGGCGCTGGCGTCGCTGGTTGGCGTAACGCCAAAAAACTGGTCAGAGACCTTTACTGACCGCTGGGTTGAGATGCGCAGCATCTTCCTGCGACTGGATAGCGGGGCTTTATTGCAGGTTACGCGATCACGTTCACAACAAAAGGCGACAAATTTAGACTCAAGTCTTGCAAAACTGGATTGAAACGCATATATTTCATGTAAATCTGATATCGTCGCCATAGCTTCGTAGGTCGACAAAGAATTAAGAACCCGCCATCGAGCGGGTTTTTTGTCGAAACTTTGTTTTTATATTTGGATTGTTACGTGCATCAAAAAAGATGATGAATAATCCAAAAAAGCCGTTTTTATGAGCTTTTAATCCCTTTTTTACTTGTCAAATCTGTAATTGACTCGCTATAGTCTGTTTAGTTCTTTATCAAAAAGACTCTTTTAAAGCCTCGTTTTGAGGCTTTTCGTGTATTTAAAGACCGTAAATCACTACATCTTGTGTTTGTTGTTTTGTTTTTGAGCTAGATGTAGCTATAACGAGGGACAAAATCATGGGCGCTGCAGAATTTTACGAAAAAGTAGGTATTAAATCAGAGGAACTCCATAAAGGTGAATCTGTACAACACTATGCTATGCGCGTTCTTGCTCAGCAAGACGACCAGGCTATACGTAGTGGTGTTCTATACTCCTACAGCACTGTAAGTTCAGTTGAAGCTGTAGAGCAACAATCTCATCAACTGTACTCATATTGATAAAAGAAGAACATGCCAAATTGGATAGACGTGTTGGGCGAGATGGGTACTATTGCTCAACGTACACCAGCGGATGAGGTTCGCCACAAGTACTTACGAGAGTTGTCGAAGCATACAGGCCGAAACGTAATTTCATATTACTCAGGCTTCCTCCAGAAGGGGGGGCCTGGGTTGCAGCATTTAATACAAATGTCAGATGACGATAAAAATGGTCTTATGTCAGCCATTAACGGCTTAGACACGTCATTAGGGCTGGATATCTTGCTTCATACCCCAGGGGGAGATATTGCAGCATTGGAATCTATTGGTCATTATCTTCGTTCAAAATTTGGGACCAATATCCGGGCAATTGTTCCTATGATCTCAATGAGTTGTGGGACCATGTTGGCTTGCTGTGCCGAACAGATTGTATTGGGCAAACAGTCAAATTTGGGGCCAATTGATCCGCAGCTTGGTGGTTTATCATCTCATGCGATCATAGAAGAGTATGAGCGAGCTAAGAAAGAGATTTCTGAAAATGCTGCAGCGATCCAATGGTGGCAATTTACTCTTCAAAAGCTAAACCCGACTCTCATTGGTGAATGTGAAAAGGCTATTGTTTGGGCTAATGAAATAGTACAAAAATGGCTGTGTACTGGTATGTTTGCAGGTCATGCTAACGCTCAAGATAAGGCTAAGCGAATTTGTGATGAGCTAAACAATCATCATACAACCTATGCGCATGCTAGACATATTCATCTGGATAAAGCGCAAAGCATTGGTTTGAACATTATGGAGCTGGAGAGCGACCAAACTCTGCAGGATCTTGTGCTGACTATACATCATTGCTACATGCATTCATTTGGTACGAGTCCTGCTGCGAAAATTATTGAAAATCATAATGGCAGCACGATGATGTGGAATATTCGCTAAACGATATATCCTCGAATCACATAAGGCCACCTTCGGGTGGCCTTTTTTATTCCCCTCATTCCTGAGAGGACTCACAGCAATAAGAGGGGGCTTAATGTCCGATCCTGTTTCTGGCACTACGGTCGCGGCTGGTGGCCTGATGGGAGCCAGCGTATTTGGTCTTGCAACCGGTATTGATTATGGCGTGGTATTTGGCGCATTCGCTGGTGCAGTATTTTATGTAGCGACAGCGGCAAATATCACACGAGTACGATTGATTGCTTACTTCATGACGTCATTCATTGTTGGCGTTCTTGCCGCTGGACTGGTGGGTTCAAAGCTGTCACAGGCTACCGGGTATAGTGACAGACCATTAGACGCACTTGGTGCTGTTGTAGTGGCGGCGATGACAATCAAAGTGCTCACATTTTTCAACAGTCAGGATTTGGGAAGCCTGTTCAGTATTCTTTCGCGATTCCGTGGAGGAGGGGCCAGCAATGGTAACAAGTGATCCGTCAGCGATGGTGAATGCAGGTATTTGTGCGGTCATCGTCCTTGTCCTGATGTTCTACCAGCGTGAAGGGGCAAGACATCGCCCCGCTATATCATTGCTGGCGTACTTCGTTGTGCTGGTTTATGCCAGCGTTCCATTCCGATATCTGTTCGGCCTCTACCAGGAGTCACACTGGATGGTGGTCATCGTAAACCTTCTTATTTGCGCTGCCGTGTTATGGGCTCGTGGGAATGTGGCGCGTCTCGTTGATACGCTGAGGCATTAATGAACCAATCACAATTTCAACAGGCGGCTGGTGTAAGCGCCGGGTTAGCTACGCGCTGGTTTCCGCACATTGACGCGGCAATGAAAGAGTTCGGCATTGTTAAGCCTGAAGACCAGGCAATGTTTATTGCTCAGTCAGGACATGAATCAGCGGGATTCTCTGCGCTGGTGGAGAGCTTCAACTACACCCCAGCCGCTCTGCTGACCACATTTGGACGCCGCATTACGAACTATCAGGCATATATGCTTGGGCGTGACAAAGAAAAAGGGCACGTAGCCAATCAGCCAGCCATTGCAAATCTGGTGTACAGCAATCGCCTCGGTAACAAAGCATCAGGCGATGGGTGGAAATATCGTGGCCGTGGGCTGATTCAGATTACCGGTCTTGATAATTACCGCCGCTGCGGAACGGGATTAAAACTGGATTTAGTCAGTAATCCTGAGTTGCTGGAAAAGGATATCAACGCGGCACGTTCAGCTGCATGGTTCTACGCCACCAGCGGATGCCTGAGCTATTCCGGCGATCTGGTTCGCATCACCCAGATCATCAATGGTGGACAGAACGGCATTAACGACCGTCGTGCACGCTACGCCAAAGCAAAAGCCGCACTGGTATGAGGTCGCTATGGGACTTGAAATGATTATCGGCCTGGCTGTTGCTGTGCTGGCTGCAATTGCAGGTGCTTTTGGTCTGGGTAAATCGCGCGGTACTAACATCGCTGAGACAAAAGCGGACCAGCAACGCACTGAAGAACGTGCAACAGCTACTGAAGCTGTTGCTGAACGCCGGGTAGAAACAACGAAAGAGGCCAGCAATGTACAGCAGAGTGTTAACCATATGCTTGGCGACGATGTTGATCGTGAGCTGCGCAACAACTGGACCCGCCCCGGTAGTCGTTGATACCGCCTGTGATTGGGTAAAGCCCATCTATCTTACTGACCACGATATTGCCGTTATGGATAAGCAGACGAAGCGCGACATCCTAGTGCATAACAAAGCATGGAAGGTGAACTGTAATCCCAAAAAGGTAAAGACGAGCACTCTAAAATTTGTGGACAAGCCATGAAGTACCCGTTATCCTTTCTATAGGATTCCAAAGGAATACCATAGGAAACCAAAGGTAACATTATGGCAAAAACATATTTCCCCATCGAAGACTCTGTAGAGTTAGTGACAGCATCTAAACCACACCCAAGTAACACGCATTACAAAGTTTCTCGTGGAACTGAAATCTGGGATGGTGAAAATGTTGAGGTAATCAAAGTTCAGATGGTTTACAACGGCGAAGTGGCCGGAAGAAGAAGCCCTTCATATCCCGTTGGGACTGATGATTATCAACGTGTCCATTTAGCTATAGAAAAAATCATCAGGTCAAGATAAAAGCAAAAGGTCGCTTAGGCGGCCTTTTTTCATCGATAATACATTCACTGGGTTATATCCAATCCCGTGGTTGAGAGGCATGCTGTATTGCTACTCGACTAACTGCATTACAGAAAGCATTCACTGAGTGCCTGCGATAATGCAAATTGACGGACTCGTCAGAAATCCTTTACAAAACATGATGTTGAATTAAATTGTTGCGTGGGTTAGCTTGAGGTTAGTTCACACAGGAGGTCATATGTCACAATCAGCGCTTGCTACTGAATTAGAACTCACTGACGATGAGTTGGATTCCATACCTCTATCACCTGAAGACCTTGAGGAGAATACAGGGCATTCAGGCGATATGGTATATGAGTACTATTTCTATGTTCCCGATACTACCCCTGAAGATATTCTTAGCAAGAAAGGATGGGAAATAGGTGAGTGTGTTTACTTATCTATTAATGTTTTTGATGACCCGGATTCGGAGCAAGAATAGAACGATAAGCATAATGCACCGCCTCCGGGCGGTTTTTTTATGTCAGTACACTGGAGCGTTTATGGCAACACTCAAAGACCTTTCTCAGCAATTAAAGAAGGTACAAAAGCAGGTGCCATATGCTACAGCACTAGCTATGACAAAAGTTGTTCGTCAAATAGAAACGGCACAGAAAACAGCGTTCGAACGACATCTGGAGAGCCCGACACCGTTTACCGTTAAATCAGTTGGTTCGGTGGCGGCAAGGAAGAACAACCTGACTGCAAAGGTTTTTGTCCGCGATACCGCGGCTGGTTATCTGGAACCATTCGAGTTAGGTGGAGAGCATAAGCTCAATAGCCAAGCGCTATTGAACCCCAAGAACGTCAAGCTAAACAAATACGGCAACATGCCGCGTAATAAGCTCTCACAGCTTAAAGCAAAGGAAAATGTATTCGTAGGTGAGGTTGATGGCGTTAACGCTGTCTGGCAGCGTAAGAAGCCGATGAAAGCTAAGAAGCGACGGGCCAAACGTTCCGCTAACGGGACGCGAAGACCGAAACGCAAACAGCGTTCTCCAAAGCTTTTGATCCGGTTTGGTGATGCGCTACCTGTGACTCCAGTGCTGGGGTATATGGATAGGGCCCGTACCATGGCGAACGCACTGCTACCGTCTGCTTTAAATCAGGCGATAGCAGAAGCCATCAGGACGGCAAAATAAAAGCAGTAACTTATAAGTTAATTTCGCAAGCTTTTATGAAGCTGTTTACTGCAGTTGTCGATCCAGAAACATTGGCTGACATGGAATGCTGGTTTCCGCCATCCTTTGTTTGCACACCAACTAACACTTTGGATTTCGCCCCCTGAAGCTGCTTAAGCACTGTTTTTAGTTGGTCCGCGTCATCCGATTGAATCTGGAGGCTCTGAACATTACGTCTTGAAAGGGTAGCATCGAGCTTCACTGCGGTATTCCCGTCGACCTTCATTATCAGGTCCATTGGTACCTCTGATAGTGATTCGGTGCTTTTATCCATTTCAACGTATGCCGCCGATAGCTTTTCTTTAGTGCAGTCAAACACAATGGCGCCATTGTCGGATGAAACCTCGCCAAGCATCATTGCTTTCTTACCACCAGAGAAAAGGTCATCTTCAGTATTAGTTACCCACTGGGCATGAGCAATTGGTGATGCCAGCACTGCGGCTACGAAAGTTATTTTGATTATATTGTTACCCATTACATTCTCCTTGTATTGAATAGGAATAATCATAGTCGGAGCGAATGGTCGAAGCCAATAAAAAAATGGGTCCTTCCTGAGACTTTTGTAAGGTACGGGCATTGCGCGCCGCGGTGTTTTCCTAGCTACAACTTTCAGATTTGTGTCCCATGTCCCACCTCTGGCGATCATTACGGACACCTCGCCAGCTCTGGCTATTCCAGTTTATTCCAGTGGGACATTCTGGTGGGACATGGCAAAAATGTCCCAGGCGAATGTCCCACCCCAGAAAATGTCCCAGGTGATGTCCCATGACCACGATGAACCAGAGTCAGTACGCACAACATTCAGGTGTGGATCGCAAAACAATTGGTCGGTGGATTAAAGCCGGGCGCTTCATTGTGATGGACGGAGACCTGATTGACGTAGAGGCCAGCGATGCGGCATTGAAGAAAAACCGCGATGGCAAAGACCCGCGCGCCTCGAACGCGAAGAAAAAGAAAACTCCCGTCGTTAGCGATAACGATGATGACGGTGATGAAATCAATAAAACTGTCCGCCAGATAATGCTCACTGAAGGGGCAGATCTTTCGAGAGAGGAAGCGGGACGTATCCGCGAGAATTACATGGCCCTGCAGGCAAAGCTGCAGTATGAAAAAGACAGCGGCCAGCTTATTGAGCTGACAGCAGCCGAGGAGGTTTTATTCAACGCCTTTCGCCAACAGCGTGATGCCTGGCTTAACTGGCCGTCCAGGGTGGCGCCGCTAATGGCTGCTGATCTGGATGTACCGGCGGACAGGATGACAGAGGTGCTGATTGAACATGTCCACAAACACATCTCAGTCCTCGGAGAGCCAGAGTTTAACCCGGCAGAAGATTGAGCGTCTTGAATTAAGCGTCCGCAAAGGCTGGACACCCCCGCCGCGTATCAGTGTGCCGCAGTGGGCAGATGACTATCGTAAGCTGGCAAAAGAGGCTGGGAGCACTTCGGGAAACTGGGAAACATCGACGGTAGAAATTGCCCGCGGACCGATGCTTGCCGCGACGGAGTCCGGGGTTCATATCATCACTGTAATGTGCTGTACCCAGTTGATGAAGACAGCACTGCTGGAAAACCTTTTTGGCTATTTTGCCCACCTCGATCCTTGTCCGATACTGCTGCTGCAGCCGAAAGAAGAAGCCGCTGAACAGTTTTCGAAAGAGCGTATTAGCCCGCTGGTAAGGGTGACGCCGGTACTGCGTAAAATCATCGGTGATTCGAAACAGAAAAGCTCGAAAGAAACCATTCTTTACAAGGCGTTCACTGGCGGATTTCTGGCGCTGGCGGGTGCTGGTAGCCCTGATAACCTTGCGCGTCGTCCGATTCGTGTCCTGCTGGCGGATGAAGTGGACAAGTACCCGATAACCCGCGAAGGCGATCCAATTGCGCTGGCCGAAGAGCGTACAGCGACATTTGGCCTGACCTGGCTGTCTGTACGCGCCTGTTCGCCGACGGTGGAGGATGAGAGCCGCATTGCTGACAGCTACGCCGACTCCGATCAGCGCCGGGCATCTGTGGTTTGCCCGCACTGTGGCCACCGCCAGTTCCCCGACTTTTTCAAACACGTTCAGTGGCCGAAAGAGGGAGATAAACACCTGACTAAATCGGCGATGCTCTATTGCGAATGCTGTGGTAGTGGCTGGTCCGAAGGACAGCGCCTCAGAGCTCTGCAAACTATTCGATGGCATCAGACGCGCCCATTTGAGTGCTGCGGGGAGCGGCACTCACCGCTGATGGATTATGACCTTGCCTGGCGGGCGGCAGACGAGGGCAGCGTTGAAAAGGTCTGGCAATGGTCAGAGTCGGAACGGCATGCGGTCTATCGCGCAATCTGCCCCTCCTGTGGAAAGGAGGCAGTCGATAACCACCACGCGGGGTACCAGGCATCCAAGCTTTTCAGCCCCTGGCAAAAAGATAAGCCGTCGGATATTGCGAAAAAATATATCGATGCGAAGGGCGATCCGGATAAGGAACAGGCGTGGTGGAATACCCAGATGGGGCTTCCGCACCGACCTAATCATGGGAAACAGCTCCCTGTTGATGTTCTGCTGGCGCGCCGGGAAATATTTCCGGCCGTCGTTCCGGACGGGGTGGCATTGTTAACAGCTGGAGTTGATACCCAGGACGATCGCTTCGAAATTACGATCACCGGCTGGGGGAGAGATGAAGAATCGTGGTCGGTCGCGCATGACGTTATTTATGGTGACCTTGAGACGGAAGAACCCTGGAAGCGACTGGATGCATACCTGAAACAGATCTGGCGACGTGGTGACGGGCGCGGCCTGAATATCATGGCAACGTGCATGGACTCCGGTGGCCACCATACGCAGAAGGTATACGAATTCGCCAAAGAGCGTCTTGGCCGTCGTGTCTGGGCAATTAAGGGGGAGTCTGCACAGGGAGGTAAACGCAATCCTGTCTGGCCGACCAAACGACCATCATCGAAAAGCAAAGCCAGTTTCCGCCCTGTCATTCTGGGGGTTAACTCAGCGAAAGACGTGATACGCGGTCGCCTGCATCTTGAGCCACCCAAACCTGGCGCCGCCGCTGCGGGTTATATGCATTTTCCTGACGATCGCGATCTCGGGTACTTCAATCAGCTGCTGGCGGAGCGACTGGTTTACAAAGTCATTTCCGGGCAGCGGTACAGTATCTGGGAAGCAATACCAGGACGAGCTAACGAAGCGCTTGACTGCCTCGTTTACAGCTATGCCGCGCTGTGCGGTCTCAAACATATGGGGTTAAAACTCAACGTCCGGGCCGCCAACCTCGAAGCCGATCCGGATAAGTTCCTGCCAGCGCCAGTTGGACAGGAAGAAAAAATCAATTACGAGCTGCCGGGTGCGGTTATTGAAGAACCAGCGCCGGTCAAACGTAAGCGAATATCGCAACTCCTGCCGAAATAAGGAAAATCATGTTCAACCGGAACACCAGCCTGCTTGCCGGCGCAATGACTGACGATCAGCTCAGGGATGCGCTTGCGAAAGCTCAGCAGGCGTACATTGATTTAGCAACCGGGAGCCACGGTGTTTCGTTTTCCTATACGCAGGGAGACGGGACGCGATCAGTGTCCTATCAGCAAAGCACCCTAGCTGATCTGCTGGCCCTGATTCAACTTCTGCAGGCGCAACTGGGGATTATCTCTCGTCCCCGGAAACCAGCGAGGTTTAGATTCTGATGAATAAAGTACAGATACTGGGCTCTGATGGGCAGCCGTTGCGACAGCAGCGTCCCTCTATGCTGGTGGGGGGGAGCCGCGTACCTTATGACGCAGCTGACTCTTTCAGCGATCAACTGGCGAACTGGCAACCCGCGCTGTGGTCCCCGGACAATGAAATTAACATTTACCGGGATCGCATCGTGTCCCGCGCACGCGATCTGGTCCGTAATGACGGCTGGGCAAACGGTGCGGTCACACGTCTGCTGGATAATGCGGTTGGTGCCAACTTCCGCCCCATCATGAAACCCGATTACCGTGTTCTCAGAATGATCACCGGAAACAAGGCGTTTGATGCGTCCTGGGCGGAAGAGTACGGAAAAGCACTGGACGGGCACTGGCGGACCTGGAGTAACGATCCTGGCCGGTATTGTGATGTTGAACGAAAACTCACCGTGTCGCAGATGTTACGCCTGGGATTTCGTCACAAGCTTATTGACGGGGATGCTCTGGCCATTCTCCAGTACAGAACTGACAGGCTTGGTCCCGGAAGAGGGCGTTACGCCACCACGGTACAGATTGTCGATCCTGACCGCCTCAGTAATCCTCAGCAGAATTTCGATATGCCAAATGTCCGTGGTGGCGTTGAAATTGATGCGGACGGTGCGCCGGTTGCTTACCACATCAGGGAGGCCCATATCGGTGACTGGTGGAGCGGGGCTAAAACCATGACGTGGCAGCGTATCCCGCGTGAAACTGACTGGGGCCGCCCGCATGTGGTTCACGATTTTGATCATGAGCGTGGCGCGCAGCACCGTGGTAACGGCATCCTGACTCCGGTTATTCAGCGTCTGAAAATGCTGGTGAAGTATGACCAGAGTGAGCTTGAGGCAGCAATTCTTAATGCCATATTTGCCGCTTACATTGAGTCACCCTATGACCCTGCGATGGTTCAGTCTGCCCTGGGCGAGACCTATGACGAGTCGGAGTTAGGCACTTATCAGGACGGGCGTGTTGAGTTCCATAACGATCGGCGTCTGACACTTCAGAATGGTGCCCGAATGCCCATTCTTTATCCTGGTGAGAAAATCACGACGGTTAACGCGGCGCGGCCCTACAGCAATTTTGAAGTCTTCGAATCTGCTGTTCTCCGTAATTTTTCTTCAGGAACAGGGTTGTCCCCACAGCAGGTCACCCAGGACTGGTCTGACGTTAACTACAGTTCTGCACGCTCCTCGTTGCTGGAGGCATGGAAAACACTGACTCGCCGCCGGGACGATTTTTCTACCGGCTTCGCTCAGCCCATTCTCACCGCCTTTGTTGAAGAAGTTCACGACAATGAGGATTTACCCCTGCCCGCAGGCGCACCTGATTTTGTTGACGCCAGAGCCGCGTATTCTCGCGCGCGCTGGATGGGGCCAGGGCGCGGCTGGGTGGATCCGGTTGCAGAGAAAAAAGGCGCCATTCTTGGTCTGGATGCCGGACTTTCCACCCTCGAGATTGAGGTGGGTGAAAACGTCGGTGAAGACTGGGAAGAAGTGCTTGATCAGCGCCAGAGAGAAATTGAGTCATGTCTTAAACGCGGATTACCGCTTCCGAGCTGGGCACAGGTTGACCAGTTTGCGAGCCAGACCATTACCGATCCGGAGGAAAAGTGAATCTACCCCATCTGGCCCAGCGATTATTTAACACCCCGCTGGCGCTGCACCCGAGTAAAGCCGAAGTCATCATGGCATCCGTAATGGACCGATTTGGTATCAGTAAAATCGAATCTTCTCTTGCCATGGAGGATGACTGGTACGGATATGACGATAACCGGGGACGTGAATCCCGTAGTGATCCGGGTTATGACAATGTGCTGGGTGTCGCCGTCATCCCGATATGCGGAACGCTGGTGCAAAAACTGGGCAGTCTGCGTCCGTACAGTGGAATGACAGGGTATGACGGCATTCGTCAGGCGTTTCTTACTGCGATGGAAGATCCCGACATTTCGGGCATTTGCCTGGATATCGACTCACCCGGCGGCGAGGTCGCTGGATGCTTCGATCTGGTTGATGTCATTTACGGCTCCCGGGGGAAAAAGCCTATCCATGCCATTCTGACGGAAAGCGCTTATTCCGCTGCGTATGCCATTGCCAGTGCAGCGGACCGGATTTCTGTTCCGCGCACCGGCGGAGTGGGTTCTGTGGGTGTGATCACCATGCACCTTGACTGGACGCAGCGGATTAAAGATGACGGTCTTAAAGTTACGATCATCACCTATGGATCCCGCAAGGCTGAAGGTTCGCCGCTGAGAGAGTTGTCAGATGAAGCTCTGGCCGCCATCCAGCAGGACATTAACACCATGGGCGAATTGTTTGTGAACACTGTTGCCAGAAACCGGGGGATTAGCGCAAAGGTTATAAAAAGTACCCAGGCCGCCTGTTTTATGGCTGCTGATGGCGTTGAAATTGGACTGGCTGATGAGGTGTGTCCTCCTGACGCTGCGTTCAAAAACTTACTTGAAAAAACAGGAGCCTGAAATGGCAAAGAAAAAGACGTTTAGTTTTGCTCACCTCATTGGTCTTGGCCCTTCCGCTTCTGAGGAAGAAGAGGATAAAAAAGCCAAAAAAGCGAAAGCCCGTCGCACGGAAGAGGACGAGCGCGAAGATGATGCCGATGATGATGAGCGCGACGACGACGCGGAAGAAGACGAACGCGACGATGATGCTGAAGATGACGGCGATGATCCGGATGCGTCAGAAGATGATGATTCTGAAGACGACGGCGACGACGATCGCAAAGAGAGTAAGGCGGTAAAAAATGCACGCGCTGCTGAGCGTAAACGCTGCGCCCGTATTTTCGGCAGTAAGCATGCAGCTGCGAATCCTTCACTGGCCGCGTCACTGGCTTTCAATACCGGGATGAGTTCTGCGGCAGCAATTAATGTCCTAGCCTCTTCGGCTCCGGCCGCAGCCGCATCTCAGCCATCCCGTAAACGCTCTCTCGATCAGCGTATGCAGGAAAGCCACCAGGTCCGGCTTAATCCGGATAGCGGACAGAAAGAGACCGGAAAGTCTGCGCTGGTAAGTAAAATGACCGGCCTCTACAACTCCACAAGAGGAGAGAAATAATGGATCAGTTTGGTCAGAATGCGTTTGCGCCTGGCATGAAGAGCGCGCTGTTTGTTCCGGATCAGCTTGTCGCTGGCACGCTCCAGCTGGTGACTGACACCGGGATCATTACGGGCGGTGCCTTTAAGCGTGGTACTGTCCTGGGCCTGGTGGCTGCCAGCGGGAAATACACGCAATGTGTGAAAACGGCTGAAGATGGCAGTCAGTTACCCGTTGCTATTCTGGTTGATGATGTTGATGCATCGTCTTCCGATCAGAACGGCGGCCTGTATCTGATGGGGGAATTCAACCAGCACCGAATTATTTTTGATAACTCCTGGACGACCGCTGACCTGAAAAAAGCGCTCCGACCGCTGGCTATCTTCCTGAAAGACAGTGACCAGGCACCTGTAACCACCTCCTGATTTCCCCCACGGCTCTCCTGACGAATGCTTTAACCGGCAGGGGCTGGCTCGTTTAAATTTTTTGCCAGCTGCGGCTGGCACTATCAAGAGACTGAATATGGAAAATATTTTTGATACCAGCGTGCTGGTGCAGGTTGTTCCTAACCTGAAAACCAGTCAGAACTGGCTGCTCGATCGCTTCTTCCCGAATGTCGTGACTTACGAGACTGAAGAAGTGGCGATTGATGTTGATGTCGGCCTGCGTCGTATGGCGCCGTTCGTCTCCCCGCTGGTGGAAGGTAAGCTGGTCGAATCCCGTAAATACCAGACCAATACCTTCAAACCGGCATACATCAAAGATAAGCGCGCTCCGGACCTGCGCAAACCTATCCGCCGCCAGATTGGTGAGCGTATTGGCGGGGAATATACCGCTGCCGAGCGCGAAATGCTGAACCTTCAGTTTGAAATGACTGACCAGATTGACATGATCAACCGTCGTCTGGAATGGATGGCGGCGAGTGCGCTGGTGTCTGGGACCGTAACCGTCGCCGGGGAGGGCTATGAAACTAAGGTGGTGGATTTCGGGCGTGCTTCGGATCTGACCATCACTCTTAGCGGCTCGGATAAATGGCCACTGACCGTTGCAGCTGGCGCTACCAATACCCAGCCATCAGATGACATTGAAATCTGGCAGACTACTTTCCTGAAAGAGTCCGGCTCTGTCGCCACGGATCTGGTCTTTACGAATAAGTCATGGCGTGCATTCCGACTGGATACCACCATCAAGGATAACGCCATTACATTCCCGGCGCTGAGCCCGTTTGGTAACCAGATTAACGCCGGCCCACAGGTAATGAAGGGCGCAATTTATAAAGGGCGCTGGGGTAACTTTGACCTCTGGTTATATAACGACTGGTTTATTGACCCGCTGGACAACGTCGAGAAGCCTATGATCCCCGATGGCGCTGTCATTATGAGTGGTGCCGATCTGATGGGTACCCGCGCCTTTGGCGTTATCCTGGACCCGGCTTTCAACTACGGTCCGCTGGCTTATGCGCCAAAATCCTGGGTGAAAGAAGATCCAGCCCAGCGTCTTATCCTGATGCAATCCTCCCCGCTGGTTATTCCGAGCCGGGTAAATGCATCCCTCTGCGCAACGGTGGTCTGATATGGCAAAACAACCTAATACCGGGCTGGCTGATGATCTGAATGCAGAAGGATCTGCCAAAGACGGCCTGAGCGTTGACAACCTGAATGCTGGCGATAATACCCAGGAAAAACAGCCTTTGAGCAAAACAGATGATGCCGAATTGTCTGTTGATGACGATGGTGGTGACGAAAAATCCGGAGACACTGAATCGCAGGAGTATGTGGTGTTGAAAGGGAATTGCATTCGTCATGACGGGGAGATGTACCGCGAAAATATGCGCATCCCTGTAACCGGCAAAGATGCTGAGCGTCTTCTGCAGTCCGGCGTTATTGCTGATGTTGATGTGCTTCGTAAGCGAGTTCTTGCTTCTCAGCCATCAGTTTCAGTTACGACAGGGTAATGACATGGGCGTGGACTGGGATTCTCATCTTCTGAGTCCGCTGCATGATGTCTTTGGCGATGAGCACGAGTACCGTCCACGTAACGGTACTCCTTTTACAATTAACGGGATTTTTGACCGTGGTTATGCGCAGGTTGCTGAAAACCTTGATGGCGATTCAGAAATTAACACCTCCAGCCCGATGTTGGGTGTGCGCGATGCTGAATTTCGCAAGCTGGGTAAATCGCAACCTGCTGTATCTGACCGGGTATTTATAAAGACGGTCGGTGGTCACATCATCAATCAGTTATTTGTTGTGTCAAACGTCGAACCCGACAGTCATGGCGGATCTCGTCTTGTCCTCAATGTGGTAAAACCGCGATGAATTCAGCAGCGATACGGCAAATGGTTGTCACTGCACTAACCGGGACAACCAGCGCGGGCGACCGCGTATTCTCTCCACGCGACTGGTCAACTTCACCAGATATGTATCCTGTGTTGTTGGTTCAGACGCCTTTTGAACAGAAAAAATCACAGGGGCGTAATACCCCTGCTTTTACCACCCTCACCACTGTCAGGATCACTGGGCGCGTTCAGGAGTATGACGGCGATACGGTGGATGATGGAGCCATGCGGGCAGAGCTGGCGCTTGAAAGCCTTCGCGAGCAGGTGGAGCGCGCGGTGATCAACAGCTACGAACTGACGCGGAATATTCAGAAATACGCGGAAGTTCGTTCAACCATCAATGTTGATTCAGAAGGAGAGGCCCATATGGGGCAGCTTCTTTTCGAGATCGACATAGAGCATTACCAGGGGCCGGAAGATTTTTATCCTGTCCAGTCGGTTCCCCTTGAGGGCATGGATATTGCGGTCGATATGCCAGACGGCACAGTTAAACCGGGTATCAGCCTCAATCTTCAGGAGTAATCCATGTTTGTTAAGCCGAACAACGGGCTCAGCGTTCGCTGCCCCGTCAAGGGCATCCCATTGCCTAAAGAGGGTGCTGAAGTACCTGACAATATTTTCTGGCGTCGCCGTCTGAGCGATGGGGACGTGATCCTCTCTAAAAAGGATGAGGGCGCGCCAGAGAAACAATCATTACCTAAAAAAGCGGGAGAAAATGAATGACCGTACCTTTCGCTCGTGTTCCCGATAACCTGCGGGTAGGGCTTTTCTTCGTTGAGTTTGATAACTCAATGGCGAATAACGCCACTGCCACGCAGCGCACCCTGCTTATCGGTGGGATGCTCAGTACCGGCTCAACCCCCCCTGGTATTCCGCAGCGAGTTTCCTCTTCGGATACCGTCGGTGAGCTGACAGGAAAAGGGGGAATTCTGCAGGCCATGATGGCGGCGTATCAGAAAAATGATACCGCAGCCGAAGTCTGGATCCTGCCGCTGGAGGAAGACTCCGATTCCATGGTGGCTGCAACCGGCACCATTAAAGTGAGCAGCGCACCGACGGCAACCGGAGTGATCTCCCTTTATATTGCTGGTGAGCGCATTCAGTTGACCGTTGTAGCAACAGATACGGTGGCAGCGATCGCCACCTCTCTGGCCGCGGCGATTAACGCAAAAACCACGCTACCTGTAACCGCAAGTGCGACTACGGATACCGTAACCCTGACCGCGAAGAATCTTGGTGCTACGGGTAATGGGATCGACATTCGCCTGAACTTCCTCGGCTTACCTGGAGGCGAGTCCACACCTGCAGGCCTGGAACTGACGATTACTGCTATGTCTAACGGAGTCGGGGCTCCGGATATTACCGGCGAGCTGGCAAACCTGCAGGATCGGACATTCGATTTCATCATCAACCCTTACGACGATACAACCTCGTTGAATGTGATGAAGGAGTTCCTGTCAGACACTGGCGGTCGCTGGGCATGGGACAAGCAGCTTTATGGCCATTCCTTTGGTACCACCACCGGGACTTACGCCCAGCTCGGTACCAAAGGTGAGCTGCGCAATAACCAGCATGAGACCCTGCTGGGCGTAAATAAATCGCCGTCCCCTTCCTGGGCATGGTCTGCAGCTTACACCGGCGCAGCTGCGGTGAGTCTGCGTAATGACCCCGGCCGCCCGCTACAGTCGCTCGCTGTTCAGGGGGTGCTTGCGCCAGAACTGCAGGATCGCTTTGAGCTGACCGAGCGTAACAATCTGCTGTACAGCGGCATTTCGACATTTACGGTCGATGACGATGGCACGGTGCGCATTGAAAACCTGATCACCACCTACCAGAAAAACAGCTATGGCGATGCAGATGACAGTTATCTGGAAGTGGAGACGCTGTTCAGCCTGATGTTTGTGACCCGCTACCTGCGCACAGCGGTGACCAGCAAGTTTGGCCGTATGAAGCTTGCTGCGGATGGAACCCGATTTGCACCTGGCGCGGCGATCGTCACGCCAAACATTATCAAGGCCGATCAGATTGCCGAGTACCAGACTCTGGTATGGAACGGTTATGCGCAGGATGCGGAGGCATTCGCAAAAAATATCATCGTCGAGCAGAACGCCAAAAATCCGAACCGCGTCGATGTGCTGTGGCCGGGAACCCTCATGAACCAGTTGCGCATTTTCGCGCTGCTCAATCAGTTCCGCACTCGGGCTGAATCAACAGGAGCTTAAACGATGGCAGGTGATACTACTAACCGCCTGGCGGGAACCGCCTATGTCACTGTTAACGGTGTGACGGTAATGGTGGAGGGCTCGTTTAAATACCAGGCTGCCACCGTAAACCGTACCACCCTGACAGGGATGGATGGTGTGCACGGATATAAGGAAAAACCTGTGGCGCCATACATTTCTGCCCGACTGCGTGACAGTGGCGGAACGAATGTGCAGGGCTTTAACCAGCAGACGAACGTCAACGTGATCGCCGAGCTGGCTAACGGGAAAACTATCATTGGCCGTTCACTCTGGACGGTCAACGTCCAGGAAGTGGAAAGCGAAGATGCAGTATTTGATGTTCGCTGGGAAGGCCGCGACGTAACGGAGAACTAAGATGGCTGAGATTGAACGCGTTAAAACCATTCCATTAACCGTAGCGCTGGATGATGCTGCGGAGAAGACCACTTATACGCAGCTGGAGCTGAAAGCACCCACGCTAAGCCAGGCTGAGCAGTTTTACGAGAAACAGGCTGCGTCAACGTCGCTCGCGGCGATGCGCCTGCTTATTGCGCTGGTTTCCGGTACGCGTGAAAGCGTACTGCAGCCGATGGATTTTCTCGACTTCCGTAAGTGTGAGGAGTATCTGCTCAGTTTTTTGACCTGGAAGCCCTGACAACCTGGCAGGAAATGGCCGCTGACGTCACCTTCTATTTCCGCTGGTCTGAGGACAGGGCGTGGGGAATGACCCGCGCCCGGCTGAAATGGTGGGTGGCGCAGGCATCCCGGATAAACGAGCTTAGGAAACCTGAAGACGATGAGTAATTCTTTTGATTTTGAGCTGGTGGCCAGCGACCAGGTTAGCGAGGCTATAGACCGCATTAATGAGGCTGTCCGTGACCTGGAGCCGAAGCTAGATAAAACTAAAGAAGGGCTCAAGTTAGGCGGTCAGGAAACAGCCGACGGACTGAGCGGTTTTATTTCTCGCCTCGAGAATATGTCGAAGAGCGCGCGGGATAACGTGCAGTTTATTGGCGACATGGTTCCCCCTCTGAAAATGGTGGGGGAGCTCACGGGGAAGATGGGGGCGCTGGGGTTAGCCGGTGCTGCCGGCTACGGACTGAAACAGGTCGCTTATGGATTTCGGGAGGCATCCCGTCAGGCCTATAATCTTGATGTCTCGGCAAAAAATGCGGGAATGCGCGTTGACGATTTTACCCGACTTTCCGGGGCAATGCGTATTCTTGGGGCAGACAGCGAGAGCGCTAATGCATCAATAGAAGGTATTTTCAAAGCATTCAATGAGGCTGCCAGTGGTAAAAACGAGGGGGTTATGGCAGCGATGGCGCAAATTGGTGCTCAAATCCAAAAAAACAGCGATGGTTCAGTAAATACCCTTAAAACACTGGAGTCTATCGCAAAAATTTTTCCAACCTTGCGACCTGAACAGCAGAAGTCCGCCGCTGATGCACTTGGGCTGACGCCCGAATTGCTGGCGCTAATGCGTGACGGTGAGCGCATGAAAAAGCTGCTGGCGAAATCGGATGAATTTGGTCTGACTGTGGATCCGGCACTAAATCAGCAATTGAGTGAAGTGAACGGCACTATGAATGAGCTCAGCGCATCCTGGGATGGTCTGTGGCAACGTTCAAAAAACAAGGCACTTAAGACCATTCTTTCGGATGGTTCAGTCAAAGACGGCCTTGAAGGTGTTACCGATCTGTTCACTAATGGTGATTTTACTGGGCTGTCTCATGCTCTCGGTTTTATCAACAGCAATGATGCTGAGAAACTACGGCGCATTCAGAACGATAAGGAACTTTATAACAGCTTACCCCGCAGTGAACGTGGGCAGGTTGACGCGGGTTTCATGACTGATGCTGTAAGAAAGCGGTACGATGCGAATTACCGCGCGACCGATTCTGCGATTCAATTGCAGAATGACTTATCCGCTATCAGCCAGCCACAATCCAACGTTGCACGCGGCAATGTTCCTTACGGGGAAACAAGGAATAACGCAATTGGCTTCAGAAATAATAATCCCGGTAATTTGAGAGTTGCAGCAAACGCAACGGGTAAAAATGGCGGATTTTCTACCTTTGCGAATGATGCCGACGGAAGAACTGCAATGGCGAGACAGCTGATGTTGTATGGTGACAGGGGGAATAATACTCTGGATGGGATTATTCATACCTATGCTCCGCAATCAGAGAATAATACTCGTGCATATATTGACTCCGTCTCAAAAGCCACTGGATATGGAGCCAAAGAGCAAGTAAATCTGCACGATCCGGAAACATTAAAAACGATAATGGCAGCCATGATTAAACATGAGAATGGCGCACAACCTTATACTGAGGAACAACTGCTAAACGCCATCCAGACCGCCATTACTGATGATCGGTGGTCAGGGAAGAGAAATCCGGATGTGCTGGCCCAGCAGCGGTATGACATTATCTCAGGTTCGCAAACTGGAAATCGTGACTCCAGCACTCTTAGTAACCCGAGTGATGAAACTGATATTCTCTCAGGCTCGCAGAACAGAAATCGGGAATCCATCATTCTGAGTGATACGGGTAAGAAAAGTGATGAAAGTGTACTCGGCGACAATCTGGCTAAGTCTCTTAAAGAGGCAATGTCAGAACAACCACTTAAGCTCGAAATCACAATGGTTAATGATAAGGGTGAGCGAAAAACCTATAATGCGGAAAATAATGGCAGAATAACAACGGCCATGAATTACTGATCACTGTCGTCATTTCGTTAAGGAAGAAGTTATGAATGAAAAAGTTTTTGGAGCAAAAGCCATTTAGACTCCAAAGGTTTTTGCGCTTGTTTACCTGGTAATTGGCATTTTCCTCGTTTTTTCTGTTGTCTCAATGAATTTCACGGCGATTACGATATCGGTGGTAAGTGCATTGCTTTTACGTGTGCTTTATGAGTTCCTAATGAACTCATTCAAGGCGACTGAGCATCTTTACAGGATCGCCGAATCTCTTGACCGTAATGGATCCAGCGATAAATAGATAAGTCATTTCAGTGCATATGTAAACCGCCGACATGGCGGTTTTTTTATTTCCGGAGGCGTGATGCCGTCAATTATCCAGGACGCAATAACTTCTCTTTTGGGGGGAGATACCAGCGATGACTGGCAGGGGCAGTTACGGCCCAGCTCATTCAGAGGTGTGCCATTTGCAATTGTTGCTGAGGAAGGGAGCCACGGCCGACGCCAGGCGGTACATGAATATCCCTACCGTGATACAGCCTGGATAGAGGATATCGGGCGGGCAACACGGCGATTTGTTATTCGCGGTTTCTTGATCCAGAACAGCCAGGTTTACGGCGGCGGCGATGCTATCACGCAGCGCCAGTCACTGATTGAAGCCTGTGAACAAAAAGGTAGCGGTACGCTTGTCCATCCGACACTGGGCGAATTAACGGTTTCCATCCCTGAGAATGGTTTGCGTATTTCCGGTTCGATGGAGAACGGGCGAGTATTTGAATTTACCCTGATGGCAATTGAATCAGGGCTTAAAGTGTTTGCTGTCACGGGCAGTACCGTTGCAGGCGCCACGGTGAAAACCAACTATCTGAAACTGGTCAGCACTGCTGTGCTGAGCACGATTGCCAGAGTTAAGAGTGAAATCCGCGGTGTCACACAGGCTATAAACACCATCAGAGGCACGGTCACGTTCTGGACTAACATGGTTGACAGCACCATCAGTCAGGTCACGAATCTCAGCAATGTCCTGAACTCCACGTTCGGGAATACCCGGTACGGACGTTACAGTAAAGGCTCTGTGGGCGGTAGTTCCTCTGCTGTTGCTGGCAAATCGTCAGTTGCTGATGTGGATGATGAGAGAGCACTGGCTGACAAGGTAACAGCCCAGTCGGTAATGGACCGGAAAAATGTTACCGACAGGTCGAGCCAGCTTAGCAGCTCCAACACACCTGATGAGTTTGTCCAGGGCGTCGCCGACGTGGTAAACGCAATTCTTAACAGCGCCGGCAGCGTTAATGACCGAATCACAGCGCTGGAAAAACTGGCTAATTCAATCAGCACGGAGTACCAGCAGTCCGACAGCAGCAAAGCGATTTCGGCGACCATGAACACGCTGATTGTTGTGCTATGTACTGGTGCCATGACCAGTGCCGCTGCGGACTCCAGACCAGCCAGTACAGACGAGGCAGAAGAGTTAACTCAACGAGTTTCTGTGCAACTTGATACGGCGCTGGTTCTGGCTGGAGACCGCGCAGACGATGATATGTATAACGCGCTTCTCGCCGTCAGATCGGCATTCCTTTCTACGATGAGTGAGCGTGCTTCTGGTCTGAGCGAGCTTCTGCAGGTTACTACCGCTCAGCCGCTTCCGGCGCTGACGCTGGCAAACCGATTATACCAGGATGCCACCCGTGCAGATGAACTGGTACAGGAAGCGCGCGTACCGCATCCGGCGTTTATGCCGACAACCATGAAGGTACTGAGGCAATGAATGCAGACAGCGATCTGGATGTTGTTTCTTTGACGGTCGACGGCAAAATCATCGAGGGGTGGGATTCTGTCCGGGTAACGCGGGGTATTGAGCGTTTTCCCTCTGATTTCGATCTTGGGCTAATGGATTACTTCCCTGGCAACGAAGATCGTCAACTCGTTGAAGAGGGAATGTCTTGTGAAGTTCGTATCGGAGATGATCTGACACTGACGGGATATGTTGATGACTGGGAACCCGCACTATCGCGCTCCCGCCATGAGGTCCGCGCCACGGGCAGGAGCAAATGTCAGGACCTGGTGGATTGCTCAGCCGAGTGGCCTAACAACGTCATCAATGCCAGTAATGCGCTTGAAATTGCTTCTCGCCTGGCATCCTACTACGGCATCACCGTAACCACGGATGTTGATGAACTTGTGAAGGTACCCCAGTTCACTCTGAACTGGGGTGAGTCTCCGCAAGAAGTCATCGATCGGGTGGCCAGATGGTCTGCTCTGCTTTACTACGATCAGCCCGATGGAAACCTGTTACTGACCCGGGTGGGAACACGTCGTGCGGCAAGTGGGATAGCCGAAGGGGTAAATGTCGAGCAGGCATACTACCGCAAATCGATGGCTGACAGGTTTTCAGATTATGTCGGTGTATCAATGAGCGTTTCTCCAATTGCAGGGTATTCGCCTGATACGGCCTATGACGCTGTGACTCTGGCAACGGCGAGAGATCCGGAGGCCGCCCGCATGCGGTACCGAAAACATATATCGATTGTGGAAAGTACCCTGATGGCTACTCAACAGGCACAAAGTGCGATCGACTGGGAAATGAACCGGCGGTACGGACGTTCAAAACAGCTCTCGGTAACCATCGATTCCTGGCGGGATAAAGACGGGAAACTGTGGGAACCAAACACATTGATCCCCGTTGATCTTCCCACCTTACGGTTGCCGAAGACTGAATTGCTACTGGCAGAAGTCACCTATATGCGCGATGACTACGGCACCCATGCACGCATGACGCTGATGCCGCCTGAAGCATTCTCCGTTCAGCCATATGCCTTCTACCAGAACCTGGCGGGATTCAATACATGAAGCAACTATTTAAACATGCAGCGACCAGGATCGCCGGCATGCTGGGGATTGGCCGGATCACGGCTATGAAAGATGGTGGGGTGGTGCAGTCTATCCAGTACCAGACTCCGCTGGAGGTGGCCAGCGCTCCGCGGATGGCAGAATTTGGCTTTTCATCCGGCCTGCCGTCAGGGACTGACGTGGTTCTGGCTTTTATTGGCGGTGATCGTTCCAGCGCGGTGGTAATTGCGTCCAACCATCAGGGGTTCCGTCATACAGGCCTGAAAGCGGGCGAAACGGTCATGTATAACCAGTGGGGCCTTAATATTCTCCTGACGGAGAAGGGGATCTTCCTGGATGCAAAGGGCCAGAATGTTGAGGTCAATAACGCCACTAACGTGACCATCAATGCCAGCCAGGGGATCCTTGCAAATACCCCGATCCTGAGGTGCACGGGTGACATTGTTGATAACTGTGAAACCAATACCCGAACACTGAAAGAGCTGCGGGATGCACATAATGACCATGATCATGTGGTTAAAAATGCCCAGAGTGGCAATGACAATATCCGCAGCCAAAAAACAGAGGATCAGGTGACATGAGTGACATCGCTTCATTCTGGAATGTGGATGAGATGTTTGCTGACTGGCAGAAAGGGCTGGGTGAACTCACCACGGGGAACGATTTACAGACTGCAATACTGGACAGCCTGTTTACCGACAGGCTGGCGCGCGCTGACGATGATTATGAGGATAGCGATCGCCGCGGCTGGTGGGGGGATTCCGGGGAGGAATCCCAACTGGGATCCCGGCTGTGGCTGCTACGGCGGAAAAAACTGACCCCGGATGTAGCAAAAAAAGCGGAGGAATACTCGAGTGAAGCGCTCAACTGGTTAAAGGTTGATGGCGTTGTCAGCGAGGTTATTCCTGTTGCAAGGATCGTCCTGCCTGACCGGCTCAATCTCATTATCCGCTATCAGGCACCGGGGAAGGACTGGCAGGAATTCAGGTTTTACTGGATATGGGAGCAACGTTAATATGCCGTTTAAACGACCGACGCTGAGCGAACTCCGCGACGGAAACCGGAAATTTATGCAGGCGGAGCTTGAGGATGTTGGTGCGCTCCTGCGCTTCGCGAACCTGAAGGTACTGGCTGACATGGATGCGGGGATGGGGCATCTGCATTACGCCTACCTTGACTATATTGCCCTGCAGACAAACCCGTTTACCTCTACCGATGAGTATCTCGCCGGGTGGATGGCCCTTAAGCAGGTATTCAGAAAACCAGCTGCAGCGGCGAAGTCGCCTGCGGTACAGGCTAGTGGCAGTGTTGACTGTATTATCCCTGTTGGCTCGATCATTAACCGCGGGGACGGATACCAGTACCGGACGGATGCAGATCTTAAAATTCAGGCAGATGGATTTGGTATCGTCGCGGTGACGGCCATACTGCCGGATATTACCAGTGATGTAACGGGTGGAGGCGCGCGCGGTAACGCTGATGCCGGGACCATAATGACCCTGGACGCGAATATTGCTGGCGTGGATCCACAGGTAACGTTACTGTCCGCTGCGACCGGCGGAGCCGATATTGAAACGGAAGAGGATTTTCGCAGTCGTGGCTTGCTGGCATGGCAGAATCCGCCTCAGGGTGGAAGCGACGCCGATTATAAAAAATGGGCGCTTGAGGTTTCGGGCGTCACCCGCGCGTGGGTAAAGCGGCGTCTGAACGGGGCCGGGACCGTTGGCGTGTATATCATGTGTGATCGGAATGACAATGGTGGGTTTCCGGTCGGTACCGACGGAATATCCCAACTTGAGGACTGGGGGGCTGTTAAAGCCACCGGAGACCAGCTCGCTGTCGCCGACCACATCTATCCGCAGCAGACAGACACTGCCATTGTTTTCGTATGTTCCCCGATCAAGAAAGTCATCAATATTGAAATCTCTGGGATCAAAAATGCCGACAGCACCACAGTTCAGGGGATAAAAGACGCGCTGACGGCGCTGTTTTTTGATGAAGCTAACCCTGATGGTTCCGGGAAAGTTTACCTCTCTGATATTAACGGGAGTATCGGCGGTGTTAGCGGCACGACGGGCTATATTCTTAACTCTCCGACGGCCAATATCACCTTTGCTGTTGGCGAAATTCCGGTGCTTGGCGGGGTGAATTTTGTATGAGCCTCTTTTCAAAAAATGATTATGCCGGTGCGCTTGGTGCGCTGCTACCGACGGGCAGGGCGTGGCCCCGGTCGCAAAGAACGGTACAGGCTGCGGTATTACGGGCACTGGGCAGCGCGTTTCAGCGTTCTGACAACGATGCGCAAAGCCTGATTACTGGTGCTTTTCCCCCTACAGCGACGGTAATGTTGTCAGAATGGGAAAGCTCTCTGGGGTTACCAGATGATTGTGGGATTGGTGAATCCGGTGGCGTCAGCGATCGCCAGCACGCCGTGGTGGCAAAGTTAATCAGCACCGGCGGCCTGAACCGCGATTATTACATCCGGGTGGCTGCAGCTCTTGGTTATACCATCACTATCACACAGTTCCGGCCCGCTATGAGTGGCATGTCAGTATGCGGTGATGCGCTTAACGGTGACGAGTGGCCATTTACCTGGCGGATAAATGCGCCACAAACAACGATCAAGTATTCGCTTGCTGGCGCGTCCTACTGCGGAGATCCGCTCGCATCGTGGGGCAATAAACAACTGGAGTGTTCAATCAACAAAATTGCCCCATCCCATCTGAACATCATTTTCAATTATTCATAACTGATATTTTCCCCTCTGATTTTATCGCTTAACACTAAGTGAGGATTAACTATGCTCCGAATCGGGCAAGTCGAAGCCACTGCAACGCAGGATGGCAAATATACTGATGGAAGTGTTGCTGGTGGTATTGCCGCAACGAGGCTGCGGGCAGCAGCGTTTAATGCCATGCAGGAAGAGTTAGCGCATATCGTAGAGTCAGCAGGATTGGCGCTCGACATTAACGATATGACTCAGGTTTTAAAAGCCATTCAAAAACTCACACTGAGCCGTGCAAACCCATTTGCCGATATCAAATCAGATGGTGCAGCGGCGATTTCTACGGCTCTCACAAACCTTGGTTTGGGAGAAGGCTCAGCGTTACCCGTTGGTGTATCTGTTCCGTGGCCTTCAGCCACTCCGCCAACAGGCTGGCTGAAATGCAATGGTGCGCCTTTTTCTGCCGAAGAGTATCCGGAACTGGCAAAAGTTTATCCGACAAATGAATTGCCAGATTTACGTGGTGAGTTTATTCGTGGCTGGGATGACGGGCGCGGTATTGACGCGAGGCGCGAAATTCTGTCTGCTCAGGGTGACGCCATTCGAAATATCGTTGGGCATATCTCATGCGTGCGTCGTGGGCCTGAAGGTTCAGACCGTGCCGATGGCGCGTTTAGATACGATAGCAACTGGTCTACAAAAATTAGATCGACTGATTTAGCAGACGACTGGGGGAGCGTAGTCTCATTTGATGCCAGTCGCGTAGTTCCAACTGCACCAGAAAACCGTCCACGCAGT